ATAACATTACCAAGAGCAATAAGTCCTTCACCAATCTTTTCGAAGAATATAGGGATCAGACTTAGTATCGCAGAACCAATAATGACAATAGCTCCGGCGGCAGTAGTAGCGGAAACAGATAGTGCAGTTAAACCCGTAGCGAATGCCAGAACGCCAACTCCAACAGCCGCTACACCAACACCCAGAAGCGCAATAGCCGCACCTAACCCGATTATCGTCGGAACAAGAGGTTGTAATATAAGAGCCGCAGCGCCAAGCACTACAAATACTCCAGCTAACGATAAAAGTCCTTTACCAATCTCAGTAAGGGGCATACTACCAAGCGTTCCAAGAACCCCGGCCATAATAGAAAGAGCAGGTGCAACAATCATCATGGCTGCTGCGCCAGGAATCGCTTTTCGCATAACATTCAGAGCAACGGCGAGTATAATCATTGAACCTGCCAAAGTGGCAAGACCTTTACCAATCTCATCCCAGCTCATACTGCCCATCTCACGAAGAGATTTAACGAGAATAATAAGTGCCGCAGAAACCCCAATGAGACCTGTGGCCTTATTGATCATGCCTTTTGGCATAAAATTTAGAGCCAAGGTTATAGCAGCCAGAGAACCAGCTAACGTAGTAAGTCCTCTCGCAATATCACTCCAGCTCAGAGATCCCATTTTTCCAACTGCTTCGCCAATTATAAGCAAGGCAGCCCCCATAACAACCATTCCGGTAGCTTTGTTGATCATACCCTTAGGCAGGAAATTGATAGCAATTGTTATAGCCGTCAAAGCTCCAGCCATTGTGATAAGACCTTTACCAATCTCATCCCAAGATAGTTGACCCATACGTTCAACCGCTTCTGCAAATATAAGCATCGCAGCACCAAGGGCAATCATACCAATACCAGTAGATATCATTCGCTTAGAGTCGCCCATAAAGTGTGTAAGCGCTACTACTTCAGCCAGAATGATTGTAAGTCCAGTTAAACCTTTAGCTAATTCATCCCAACTAAGTGCGGATATTGATTCGACTGCTTTTGACATAATCAAAATTGCAGCGGCAAAAGCAATTAATCCGGTAGAGCCCTTTATGAGTTTTCCAGAACTCTTATTCAGTGACTTAGCGGCTATGACAAGGACCGTGGCCAAAGCCGCAATACCGGCTGTGCCTTTTGCTACTCCTTCCCAGTCAAGAGATGCAAGTTTTTTCATAGCAGATGATAGAATTAGAATAGCCGTAGCCATCGCAATCATCTGAATAGAAATTTTTGCCATCTTAGAGCCGCCAAGAGATTTTTGTATATATTTCATCGCAAGAGCAAGCTCAACGAAAAGAACTGTAATGGACATTAATGACGTTGATAATTTTTCGCTGTCAATAAGAGAGAGAACAACAAGTGACGCCGTTAAAATACCAATAGCTGAAGCTATAGTAAGTAATGTTTTTGCCCTAAGATTGCTTTGATATGCTTCCAGAGAACCACGAACACCGTCGAGAATATTCGTTATACCCTCAAGGAATCCTTCGGCTCCAGATGTAATATCAGTAAGCGACTTAATAAACTTCTTGATGCCCAATAAAATAGCACCGAATAAGCCGGTGTTAATAAGATCAAGAATTTCATTAAACTCCATGTTTTCAACGGCATAGCTTACCTTATCAGCAAGAGCACCAAGACCCTTTCCAATAATACTTCCGAGCTTTGCTACGATAGGAGCCGCCCACTCAAGAACCTTTACGATTGCTTCAAATGCTGCTCCAAATATCTGCCCTAAACGAGTAAGCGGACGAAATCTTTTTTCTGCCTTCTCCGAAAACTCATCCAAAGGTCCCATATCAATAGATTTGAAACCTTGAAACGCTGATTCTATTCTTGAAATGGCGTCTTTAATTTTATCAGCTACTGTTGTAAAGATTTCTTGGACTTTCTCAAAAGCCTTACCAAATATGTTTCCTGCTTCGGCAGTATCATGTAGTTTAACAAGGAAATCACCAAACCTTGCTGTAAGTTCTAATATTCCTTCAGCCGTTGGACCTCCAAATAAACCGAATGCTTTACCCGCCGCTTTAAAGACAAATAAGAAAGCGTCTTTAACCATGTCGAGAACTGCAAATAAACCAGCAAAGGTTCGTTTGATTTTATCAGCGGTTTCATCTCCGATTTGCAATCTCTCTGTGAAACTTTTTAATCCTTCGGTTAACGCGTATAGTCTCTCACTCGTCATCGCGGGGAAAAAATCCCTAAAAGCTTCTTTGATTGGGGTGATTATTTTTCCTAAGGCTTCGAACGCATTTGAGAATGCTTCAATCAAAGCGGTTCGTCCACCAAGTTCTTTCCATCCCTGTAACATCTCATTACGTGCTTCTGCGCCACTGGCGAAAACATCCCATAAAGCATTAGTGACGTCTGTCCAAAGCACAGTTGCTTCTTCGATGTCACCAAATATAATCTCCATGGTTTTCATCCAGCCGGTGCTCACTGCGTCTTTTGTGGCGTCAATTGCCTCGGTGAATGTTTTTGCTTGCTGGGCTGACTTAAATGCTTTTTCAGCAACGTCAGAATATTGCCCGGATAAAGCTTTCATCGCTTCAGAGGCTGTCTCATATTCTCCGGCTTGAACAAGTCTATATGTTTCTTCAGAGAGCTCTGAGAATTTTCCAAATGCCGCTTCCATAACCGAAGTATCGGCCCATTTCTTTTGCAGAGTGGTACCAAAGTTACCTATTGTAACTTCTCCTTCTGCAATCTTTCCCATGGCGACGCCAGTATCAATGAATATCTGTTTAAGTTCTTTTGAGGCAATGCCAGCAAGTTCTAAGCTTTTCCAGTCCATATATTGGAGGTATCCAGAACTATATGACTGGTTTAAATTATACATTGCTCTACTAAATTCAGCAGCGCCTTTACCAGCGTATGCCGTAGCATTCGCTACACCTGTAATCAAGGGGAGAAGGTTTTCAACATCTCCGCCAGAAGAAGTCATCTGGGCAAGAGCTGCTGTCATATCGGTAAATCCATAACTTGTTTCATCCGAGAACCACATAAGCTTATCGAGATAACCGTTTACTTCGTCAAGCGATTTACCTGTTGCGTTCATGATGGTTTGGACTGATGCTGTTTTCTGTTCGTATTTAGTCCAACCTGCGGCCACCTGGTCAATAGATAGTGATTTTACTAACTGTTTACCTGTATTAATTGCTGAGTTGGTAATATTGGCAAGGGCTGTTACCGCCATGACTTCAAGAGCTGAAAACTTAAGACGAACGCTCTCAATAGCTCCGCTAAGTCCTGACATGTTTACGTTTTTAGCGGCAGTACCTACATTTTCTAAGCCTTTTGAGGCTCCGGTCAAATTCAAACTTTGCTTAAGTTTATCAAGAGTTGATATTGAAGTTTTGACGTTTGATTCGAACTGTTTATTATCGAACTGCATTTCAACAACTCTTGAATCGATTTTCCTACTCATAGCTTAGTAACCTCCCTCCATGCTTCATTTACGATTTTGTCAAATATAGGCTGGATAGCAGGATTGATGTAATCTCTCCCCTGCACCCAGCCACCGTTTCGAGTTCCGTGTCCATACTGTAGAATTATGGCTATTGGAACTCCATTTTGAATGTTTGAGTTATAAAAAGTAATCTTCGCCGATCCTTGTTTATTGGTTATCTCATAACGCCACGAATTAGCTGTGAGACCGGAATCGACAGGTGTTGCAGACGCAAGGGCGGCTACTCCCTCCCGACCGTACTTGTCGAGATCTCCGAGACGTACAGCCCCTTTGGCTTTCTCCAAGAAACGTGTCAGTTTAGAAAAATCACCCTTTTGTCTGAACTTTATCATACAAAATTCTCCTTTTATAGAAGTTCGTTTACTCTCTTCTGCACGGCAGAATAATCATAGCCAGCTTTAGTGATACGGTTCTTTCGGTCCTGACCGTTACCCCATAAACCCCGAATGACTTCGCGGGCGATTTCATCGATGCTTTTCTTCGAAGATGTGGTCACTGCCGTTCCACTTTTCGTGGTAATATAAGTATCAAAACCAGCAGCTTTAAGTTTAGCGGCCATAGCATCTGCGTTTGTTTTTTTACTAAAGGCTCCAACCTGAATTTTGTAGAGATTGTCTACCTTTACCATATAAGTATCAAATCCAGCGGCTTTGACTTTGGTCAACATGGCGTCGGCATTTGCTTTCTTACTAAATGCCCCTGTCTGAACTCTATATAAAATTTCGGGTTTAACATTAGGGGAGCCGCCATTTAACTTTGCATTTACTTCGGATGCAATTTGTCCTAGACGACTATAAATATAATCACCAGGACAAGATTTATTATCAAACCATCGATGAACAGTCATGTTCTGTTTATCTGGCTGGCCGATTAAAGATTTATCAGCTTTCCACTTAAGTTCTGGAATACCATTTCGTTTGCAAATATCGACTAACAGTTCTATTAAAGCCTTATAAACTTTGTCGTTGATAGCATAAGGGTGGGTTTTATCGCTGGCACACTCGATGGTAATTGCTCTATGATCATTCGAACGGCTAGAAGAACACCAAGATCGATCTTTTTCTTCACAATACATACCAATCCGACCGTCTACACCGATACCATAGTTAGAAGATGCCTTACGAGAAGCAGGTGCAAAAATATCACCAAGACTCTCCACTGAGCATTGACCGACAACGCAATGAATTGTAATGGTGTCAATTTTATGGTTCCTTGGGCTGGTCTTGTTTGGGCTAATTTTGGTATAACTAACCAAAGGACTATTGCTCATAATTATTCCTCCTTCTTGATGTTTTGAATCTGTTTAATCATTTGAACCACTTTGTCGTAACCAACCGTTGAGGTTAGGAATCCAAGATACATAAGAATAGCAATCTCGACGCCAACCTTCAAAGAAAATACAATGTCATTCATGATAATATAGATGACACAAACAGCACAAGCGATTATAACTGAAGAAACAGCGGCTAAAACATTAGAAGAATATTTAACAGTTGTCCCGTCAAGAAGCTTCTTGAGTCCTTCAACCGTTAAATTTGTTACAACAGAAACAATTAAAAGCGCTGTGGTTAAAAAATAAATAGGCATGGTAAAACCTCCTTTATTTAATCGACTCGTCTTCTTCGGACGAGCAGTTTCGTTCTAGTTTTTTATTTAATCTCTTTTCCCGTTCTTCAAAGAATGTTTCGAAAAGAGCTTTTAAGAAATATCCAAGCATTACTCCGACGATGGTGTCGGCGATGGTGATAGAAAGTGATTCTGCAATTTGCTCTTTACCTATAAAAGCAAGTATGTACGACAGCTGTAAATCTATTAATGAGATAATAAGAATTACTGCAACTGCCTTTTTTGTAAAGGTTGTAAGCCACGCGTTATAGCGTTTTTGTTGTTTGTTGTTCATCGACTCACCCCTTTGTATTTAATTGTTTTCTACGAGCAGCATTCAAAGCAGCATTACGACTCATAATTTCTCTTTTACTTCTCTTCTTTGGAGGTGTGTTTTTAATATTACAAACTTTAATCAAAGTGAGAAGGCGGTTAAGATGCCACTTCTGACATTCGAACGGAATATTTAATGAAATCATCCAATAGTAAATTATTTCCGCCGTAATTTGCTCTCGACTTGTTTTTCCGTTTTTATCTTCTGAAAAATAAGTAGCAGTCATCGGAGCTTCTATATATCGATTAACCTCGTCAATGTTTCCATTAGTGAGGTATTTGTAGACTTCTGGATCAACATTCTGCGTAAGAGTCATACATTTTATGTAATCCAAAGTTTCTTCGAATGTTTTTTCCTGTTTTGTTAGAAACGGTTTACACCATTTGGATTCCCATTTTGAAAGAGAGACGAGGGAATGCTCCAAAGACAGCGTCTGCTCTTTTGTAGAGATAAATTCTTGTTTTATTTCATCCCATTGCTCAACGGCTG